TAGTTGACTATGCAACAAGTGAAAATCCAGCTGAACATAAGTCTCATAACCTTATTGAATTGAATAATGGACAGTATGCACTGTATCCAAACAATAGAATGCGGATTTTTGACAATAGTTTGACACCTGAAGAGCCAAAAATGCCTGATTTTAAGGTTTCAACTGAATATTATAGTGTTGAAAATGGTTTTGAACGTCTTGGAATGGGTAGAGAGGACGAATATTTCTGGAAAACGGCAAAAGAGCGCAAAAATGAAGAAGAAAATCCAGAAGATATGTACAAATCACAAGAAGGGCGACATTTAGACCCTCAATAAATAGCAAAAAAGGAAAAATATGAGCACTGAGCACGATTTTTTGGATAATTTAGCTAATCAGCAGCATCAAAAGATGCTGCGTGAGATTTCAAATGATGATTTAACCCCAAAAAAGAAAAAACTTCATCAAGAAGGTGAGATTTTCTCTAATGAGAGTGATCCAGAACCACTTTACGAATAAAGAATTGAGAAAATCCTTGATAAATAATACATAATTGCCGTATTGTTGTGCCTTTAGAAAGGATAAGTCAAGGATTTAAAGATATCAGTATGTCTTTTCAGACTAATCCTCTGACAAATGATCTGATTGCAATGAAAAATGAAAATGCAATCGCAAGATCAGTAAAAAACATTGTTTTTACGAATCCTGGAGAGAAATTTTTCAATCCAAGGTTTGGATCTCGTATTACTGATTCACTTTTTGAAAATGCGGATGATTTAACTGCGATTGAAATTCAAACTCAGATTCAAGAATCTATTCGTAGATATGAACCAAGAGTTAGATTACAATCTGTAGATGCATTTGCCAATATTGATGGTTATGCATTTGATGTTGTCATTAAATATGACATTATAGGAGCTGATATTCCAACACAACAATTAGAATTCGTATTGCAACCAACAAGGTAAAATGTCACTAGTAAATTTTACAAATTTAGACTTTGAGGATATTAAAACTACTCTCAGAGAATATTTAAAGTCAAATTCCAATTTTACGGACTATGACTTTGAAGGTTCTAACTTGTCAACCATTCTAGATGTATTAGCATACAATACGTATATTACTTCGTATAATGCTAATATGGTAGCAAACGAAGTTTTTATTGATACAGCAACTTTAAGAGAAAATGTAATTGCATTAGCAAGAAATATTGGATATACGCCTAGATCAAGAAAAGCAGCAACATCTGCAATATCATTTTTTGTTGATGCATCTAACATAACACCTAGACCTGCCTCTATAACCCTCCGTAGAGGGACTGTAGCAGCGTCTAGCGGGGTCTTTGGTAGTACTGCTGGGTCGTTCTGTATTTTAGATGATATAACCGTTCCTGTAATTAATAACATCGCTGCTTTTAACGAAATTCCCATTTATGAAGGAACAGTTGTAGAGAAAAACTTTACTTACAGTGCCAGAAATCCTCAACAAAAATTTACTTTACCAAATGTAGGAATTGATTCTGATTTAATTAGAGTTGGCGTTAAGAATAGAGAGTCCTCAACAGCAACCGTAAAATATTCTTTACAGAATAGTTTATTTTATCTTAATTCTGAGTCAAAAGTTTACTTCTTACAAGAAGTAGCAGATGAAAGATATGAAATATTCTTTGGTGATGGGTTCTTTGGTAAAAAACTTGATGATGAAAACTACATTACGGTTACTTACCTAGTAACTAATGGAGATTCTGGAAATGGATTCTCTCAGTTTACTTTTAATGGTAGATTGACTTATACGAGAGATGGAAATGAGTATACGGTTACAAGTGGTATATCACTCTTAACACCTGAATATACTTCTAGAGGTGGGTCATCGATTGAATCAGTTGAATCTGTTAGAAAGTATGCACCAAAGATTTATGCGACTCAAAATCGTGCAGTAACCGCAGATGATTATGAAACATTGATTCCTTCAAAAATATATCCAGATACAGAGTCTATTTCTGTGTTTGGTGGAGAAGAGTTAATCCCCCCACAATATGGAAAAGTTTTCATTAGTATTAAGCCTAGATTTGGGGATTTTCTTCCAAACTTAATCAAAGATAATATTAAACTAAAATTAAAAAAATATGCAGTAGCAGGTGTTGTACCTGAGATTTTAGATCTTAAATATCTTTTCCTCGAAGTAAGTTCAAGAGTCTATTACAACACAAATTTAGCTCCATCAGCAGCTGATGTTTCAACAGTAATTTCTAATAATGCTGCTAAGTATGCAGATTCTACTGAATTAAATAAGTATGGTGCTCGATTTAAATATAGTAAATTCTTAAAAGTAGTTGATGATAGTCATGAAGCAGTAACATCAAATATTACTGTTGTAAAAATGAGGAGAGATTTAAGAATTGTACCTAATACACTTGCAGAATATCAAATTGGATTTGGAAATCAATTCCATATTTCAAGTATTGATGGATATAACATAAAATCCAGTGCATTTAGAATTGCTGGAATTCCTGAAAATGTTTACCTTAGTGATATACCAAACTCAAATAGACAAACTGGAACTCTGTTTTTCTTCACCGTACCTAATATGGGGTCTCAGAGCCCAACAATCATACGTTCCAATGTAGGAACTATTGATTATGTAAATGGTATTTTAACTATCAATGCAGTCAATGTTCTTGCAGGAATGGAAAAAGATAGTCAACAGGTCATTGAAATTCAGGCAACACCACTGTCAAATGATGTTGTTGGATTACAGGACCTTTATTTGCAACTAGATACTAGTAATAGTACGTTTGAAATGGTATCAGACGAAATCGCATCAGGACTTGACCCATCGGCATCAAATTATATTGTTTCTTCTTCTTATGCGGAAGGCAATTTAGTTCGTGCTGGTGGACCTGCTAATAATTTTGCAGGTTCTACAGCAGCTTCTACAGTGGCTTCAACTACTTCCACCAATAGTTCTTTTGCTGGTACAACTAGCACAACTACACCTTCAGGGTCTTCTGGTGGTTCATCAACACCTTCGGGTTCAGGCGGCGGTTACTAATTTAGAGATATAGAAAAAAATGGCAGAAACAAGAATCAAGTTTAGCAGCATCGTTAAGAACCAGCTCCCAACTTATGTTGTGAATGAGTTCCCTCTTATCTCTGAATTTTTAAAACAATATTATATTGGTCAAGAGTATCAAAGTGGACCCATTGATTTGATACAAAATATTGATCAGTATATAAAGGTTGATGAACAGACTAATTTAAACCATGAAGTAATTTTGGATGGAGATCTTGATGAATTTGCAACAACAATAAATCTAAACACCTTTACTGGATCACCGGATGGAACGTCTAAGTTTCCAGATTCTTATGGTCTTCTGAGAATAGGTGATGAAGTAATAACTTACACTGGAAAAACACAATCTTCTTTTACTGGATGTATTAGAGGATTTGTTGGAACAACTTCATATAGATCAGATTCCAATCAAGGAGAACTTGTCTTTAGTTCTACTTCTGCTGCGGAGCATAGTGATGGGGCAACTATAGAAAATTTAAGTTGCCTTTTCCTAAAAGAATTTTTAAATAAAACTAAGATTCAATTTTTGCCAGGATTGTCAGATAGACCTCTGGCATCTAATTTAAATCAAAATGTTTTTATAAAACAAGCAAACGATTTTTATACAAGTAAGGGAACTGACGATTCATATAAAATTTTATTCAAAGCACTTTATGGTGTTAATGTTGAAATAACAAAACCAAGAGATTATCTATTTACGCCTTCAAATGCTAATAATTTAGTAACTTCTAATTTTTTAGTCGAATCAATTGATGGTAATCCTTCAGAATTAGAAAGCAGAACCATATTTCAGGGTGATAATGATGAAACTTATACTTCAATATATGATATCGAAAAAGTAAGTGCAGGAACTGATAAAACTTTTTATAAACTTTCCTTTGATGATGGATATAATAGAGACTCTAGAGCTCAAGGATCAACTATAGGAACATTTAAAGTATCTCCAAAAACTCACATAATCGGAAATGTTTCTGCTGGAACCACTTTTATTGATGTAGACTCTACAATAGGATTTCCTAATTCTGGAGAAATTTATGTAAAATATCCAAATTCTGTTGAAACCCCAACGGGTATTGTTTCTTACACATCTAAAACAATAACACAATTTTTGGGATGTAGCCCGATTACAGATACTTTAATTGATGGGGATACTATAACTACAGAAGATTTTGTTTCAGTCAAACCTGCTGATGGTGATATTAAAGTTCGTCTTACATCAGTTTTATCTGGATTTTCAAAACAAGATGGTATATTTGATTATAAAGAAGAAGATAAATTTAATATAAAAACTCTTGGTATTGAAGATAGTTCATTTAAATTTAGAAACTGGTTGTATAATAACCCAGTTAAATATTCGATTAGTAAAATTGAATTAGTTAGTAATGTTTCACCAAAATCTTATAAATTAACTTTAAACAAAGAAAATTACTTATCCATTGGAGACTCTTTAAAAATTGAGTCTATAACTGGAGCAGAATCTCACGATGCAGAAGTTCTTGACATTATTACAGATAAAGTTGTAGTAATCAAAACTACTGGAACTATTGATGTTGCTGCAACTTATACTTTGCTTAAGCAATTAAGGAAAGTAGAGTCTACAACTATTCCAGAAATTGCTAAATTTCATGCAAATGTTCAAAATATTTACAAAAAACAATATGGAAATTCGATTTTAGTTGCATCAAACTCTTTACCTTCATATAAAGACGTACCAATTACTGCAACAAAATCTTTAAAGAAGTTTAGTGGTACGTTTTCTGGAGAGACTTTAACTATAATTGAACATGGATTCTACACTGGAGAGTCTGTATATTATACTCCCCAAAGAACTCAAACAACTGTTCAAATTGATGGACAGGATGTAATTGATACTTCTATTCAATCTTCTTTGTTTGGTGGAGATGATGGTGGTGAGGGAGTATACTATGTCTTCAGAATAGACAATAATAACTTTAAATTAGCAAAATCTTCAGCTAATTTGTATACATCTAATTTTGTAAATATAACAGCAACTACAGTTTCTGACAATACTATAGAATTATCAGAAACGTCAGGTAAATCTATAAATTCACAAAAACTTTATAGAGAAATTTCTACACCAATCAATAATAATGTTGAGATTGAAACTGCACCAGGAGCTACTGGAATTTTGGTCAATGGTGTTGAAATTTTAAATTACAAATCAAAAGATATTATTCATACTGGAAAAATAGAAAAAATTGAAGTTGCTTCTCCTGGAAATGGATTTGATATTATTAATCCACCAGAGTTAGTCATAACGGATCCAGTTGGATCTGCAGCAACAGGATTTCTTGCAGTCAGTGGAAATTTAAGAGAAATAAAACTCATTAACCGTGGATTTGATTTTACAGAAATTCCCATAGTTTCAATAACAGGTGGAAACGGATCTAATGCTAAAGCATTAGTAAATACTAAATTAATTTCTCATTCTGTAGAATTTTTCTCAGATTCTAATTCCAATAAAGTTGTACTAGGTGCTACAGACTCTACTATTGGATTCTCAACTTATCATAAATTTAGAAATGGAGAGCAAGTAGTATATAAACCAAATTCTCAGCAAATAGTTGGTGGATTATCTACTAGTTCAACTTATTTTGCAGAAGTTGTCAATGCTACTACGATCAAGTTGCATAGTACTTTAGATAATGCAATTGCTGGTATCAATACAGTTGTTTTATCTTCTCATGGCATTGGAAAACACACTTTAGAGTGTGCATCTCAAAAATCTGTCATTGACTCAATAAACATTGTTGATAATGGATCTGGTTATGAAAATAAAAAGAGAACTGTTGCTTCCGCAGGAATCAATACGTCATCAGACATCATTACCATAGAAAATCATGATTACAAATCTGGCGAAGTATTAAGATATACTGCAGGAACAAGTGCAATTGGTGGATTGAGTAATGAAACTAATTATTATGCTACTGTAATTGACGAGAATAAATTTAAGTTATCTGAGATTGGTTCAGCAACAGATGAAAAGTTATTCTATAGAACAAAACAGTATGTTGATTTAACTAGTGCTGGAACCGGAACTCAAATCTTTAATTACCCACCAATATCTGTTTCAGTAGAAGGTCCTGTGGGTATAGCAACCGTCACAGGAATTGATTCTAGAGCATATAAATCTGAAGTTCAACCAATTTTTAGAGGAGAATTAACATCAGTACATTTATCCAATAAAGGATCTGGATACGGTTCTAATGAAATTATCAATTTCAATAAACCACCTCAAGTGTCTGTAAAATCTGGCACTAGTGCTCAGGTCAAACCTATCGTTTCTGCTGATGGAAAAATTATAGAAGTTATAATTGAAAATACTGGATCCAATTATACATCTATTCCAGACTTAGAAATAGTATCTACCTCTGGTCTTGGATGTCTTTTGACACCAATTTTTTCAAATGGAAGACTTAGTGAAGTAAAGGTTATAGAACCAGGATCAGGATATGTTTCTGGTGATGTAAGTATTGAAATAATTCCATCAGAAGAAGATTTTTCCTTCATTCCACAACTACAAACATGGAGAATAAATTTATTTGAAAAATTATATAGTAATAACTTGATAGGATCTGATGATCTTGTTGTACATCGTTCTCTAAGTGATAAGTACGGTTTACAGTGTTATTCATTATATGCACCTAGACCACTGAGAGAAATGTTATACTCAGTTTCTGAGGGTGGAGATATATTATATGGAAAACCAGATCTAAAATTAGTTAATTCTCAAGAAACAACATTTACCGATCACTCACCGATCATTGGTTGGGCTTATGATGGAAATCCCATTTATGGTCCATATGGATATTCTAATAATGATGGAGGAGTAGTTACTTTAATGAAGTCTAGTTATAGACTTAACTCGTCTCGTGTTGGTGGACCACCAGTATCTACTTTCCCATTAGGATTCTTTGTAGAAGATTTTACTTATCAGGAAAGTACTGATGATAGTTATCTTGATAGAAATAATGGAAGGTTTTGCGTAACACCAGATTATCCAAATGGAACCTATGCCTACTTTATTACAGTTAATCCAAATAGTGTAGAATCTTCTGGATTATTTGAGAACTATAAACTACCATCATTCCCATATGTCTTAGGAGATAAGTATTATTCTACTCCAAATGAGTTTAATTTTACAAAATCTTCCAATCAAGACGATTACGATATCGAAACTAATAAATGGTGTAGAAATACAATCTCATATAATTTGAGAGAATCTGATATTAAATATCCTTACATATATTCTCCAAATGATTTATCTCAAACAGGGAAGATCTTATCCACAACTAGAGGGACAGTTTCTAGAGTAGATGTAAAGAGTCCTGGAGACAATTATAAAGTTGGAGACACTTTAAATTTTTCTACAGAAACTACAACTGGATTTGGAGCAGCTGGAAGAATATCAAGATTAAAAGGTAAATCTGTTAATAATCTCAGTACAACTGAATCTTTAATAGATGGTGCTACATTTATTCCTTCAGATAAGAAAGGAACCTATTTTGTAGAGGCAGAATCTCCACATAATTTATTACCAGCAGATATTGTTAATGTTGCTGGTATTTCCACAACATCATCAAAAATTGGAGGTTCATACTCAATAGGAGTCACCAGTGAGAGATTCTCTATTGCTGGATTAGGAACCATTGGAGTTGCTATTGGAAACACAAGTGTTACTGGACTTGTAACTTTCTTTAATGTGTCATCAAGTTTGATTGGATCAAACATTGTACCAAATGATATTTTGGGTATTGGTACAGAAAAAGTCAAAGTTTTAAATGTTGACAGAACTAATTCAAGATTTAGAGTTCTTCGAGAGGTAAATGGTACTGTTGGGGGAATTCACACTATTGGAACAATTATATCTGAAGATCCAAGAAGATTTACAATAGATTCTGGATTTAAAACAAGATATCAATTTAAGAGAAATAGAGAAATATATTTTGAACCAGGAGAAACTGTAGGTCTTGGCACTACCGCTGTTGGAATTGGATCTGTATTGCAATTTAGCTCTTTTGGATTAAATACAGTTGGTCTTGGAACAACCTTCGGATCTAGTTCTCTTGCAGTTCCCATTAAATCGCTTTATATAAAAAATCATAGATTAGAAACAGGTGATATATTAACATATTCTTCAAATGGTGGAGAAGGTATTGTTTATAATGAGTTTGGTAATATTGGTGTTGCTAAAACACTAACTGACGGACAAGAACTTTTTGTTGGTAAAATATCAAATGATCTAATTGGTATTGCAACTCAAAGAGTTGGTCTTGGAAGCACTGGTGGTTTTGATGGAGTAGGAAATTCCTCTAAGACTCTATTTTTTGTTGGAGTTGGTAGTGGTACTAACCATAGTTTTTCAACAAATTATGGTAATATAACTGGTGATATTGCAAAGAGAACGGTAACTGTAACCACAGATGTAAATCATTCTCTCCACAGAGGACACTTTGTTGATATTGATGTAAATCCATCATTTGCAACAACATACGTTGTAAAATATAATGATAAAAATAGAAGAGTACTTGTTGGTATAGAAACTTTTAGTGCCATAGGTGTTAACAGTACTAGTAATACTATTACAATATCAAATCATGGATATGAAACTGGTGATAAAGTAATTCATTCCTCAACTGCACCATGTGAAGGATTGGAGAATGATAAAATTTACTATGTTGTAAAAGTTGATAATAACATTATTAAATTATCCAATAGTCATTATGAGTCAACTAAATTAATACCAAGCACTGTAGGCATTTCAAGTACATCATTTGGTGAGTTTGGACTTGTTAACCCTCCAGTTAAAGCTTTTAGAAGTTCAACACTGAATTTTGATATTTCGGATTCATCTTTGGGATTTGTACAGCAATCCACTCAATATTCTGCATTTAAACTTAATTTCTATCTAGATGAAGAACATACTAAGGTTTGGGAGACGGATCAATCATCTTCAACTTTTAGTGTTTCTAGAATAGGTTCTTCTGGATTTTCTACTTCTAGTGTTAGTGTTTCTATTGGAAATACAACTCCTGATAGACTGTATTATTCTTTAGATCCTGTTTCTAGCACAAATCTTCCTGCAGAAAAATTAGAAGTAATACAAGATTCTGAGGTCGTAAATAATAATTCAATATTATCGCAAAATAGTGTTTACAATGGAAATAGAAAAATTTCTATTGCAGGAACTAACTTCTTTAAATTTGAACTAGTAGAAGTTCCCGAAGCAAACTCATATGAGTCTACTTCATCTAATATAACATATACGACTGATTGTACCCATACAGAGGGTCCAATATCTGAGGTATATGTTACCAGTGCAGGTAAAAATTATACTACTCTACCTTCGATTGAATCTATTAATACTCTTGAGGGAGAAGGAGGAGATTTGGTTGCAGTTAGTGAAAGTATTGGTGCTATTGAAAAGGTAAAAATTAATGATATTGGTTATGATTTCCCAACTGATTCTACATTAAAACCAAGTGCTTCTCTTCCACAAATTATTAATGTGGATTCCTTTGCTAAATTTGAAAATATTGATATAACTTCTGGAGGAACAGGATATTCTTCAGCACCAGATCTAATCTTCTTTGATGGCAAAACTGGAAATCAAATTACTGACGTTTCAACCAAATATTCTTTAGGTGATTCAACTGTAACTATTTTAAGTAATACTAGAGGAATTAACAACTCTACTCCGTCAGTATTGCCAGTAAGAAATACTAATGGAGTTGGAATTAGTACGGTTGGATTTAATACAATCACTAAAGATGTGACTGTAGAAATGTCAGTTGGATTTAGTGAAACATTCCCATTTGAAGTTGGAGATCAGGTAATGATCGAAAACATTAGTTATGTTGGCGTTGTCACTACTGATACTCTTAAGGGATATAACTCAAAAGACTATGGATACAAATTATTCACCCTCAGTGCAGTAACTCCTAACATCGGAGGAATTGGTACAGTTGCATATAATTTGTCTGATTATTTGGGTGAGGGAGAGATTCCAGGAGACTTTGATGCAATTAATTCATCTGGTCAGATAATTGCACAAAAGAATTTCCCAACTTTTGACATATCTTTATCTACTGCTGACTATCTCCCAGGCGAAACAGTTACTACCAATGGAAAAGAGGGTGTTGTTCAAAGTTGGGATAGAACAACAAAAGTTCTTAGAGTTCTTTCTTCTGATGATTTTAAAGAGGGTGAAGTTATAAAAGGACTTACCTCAGAACTTTCTGGAGTTTCATCAAAAGTAACATCATACGAATCTTACTTTGAAACAGATGTTTCTGCTCAGATATTCAGCGGTAATCAAACTGGTTCTGGATTTTTAAATGACAATTTGCAGAGAATACAAGATAATTTTTATTATCAAAATTTCTCATATTCGTTGAAGAGCACTATCCCATTTGATGATTGGAATGATGTTGTATCTTCTGTAAATCATCCTCTTGGATACAAAAAGTTTAGCGATCTCCAAATTGAGTCAACAAATTCACAGCAACTTTTAGAAGTTAGTCCTTCCGCAGAATTGACTGATGTTACTATTGTAAGTAGTTTGGACTCATTTGTAGATACTAATTGTGTATTTGATTTTGATATTGCTACAGAGAATAATATAACTCTTACAGATAAAACACTTCTTTCTGATGAAATTTCTTTCGATACTAAAATTTTAAGTGATTTTACAGAATCATTTGGAAACCGAGTTCTTTCTATCGATGATATATCTACAGAATTTAATAGCAATGCTAGATCTACTCCCTTTACTGTACTCAACACCTTCAAACTAAGTGATTTTAGATTTAGAAAGTATTTCACTTATCTGAGAGATAAGAGATTTACTCAAGAAAGACAAGGAATGATTGTTGACCTTATTCATGATGGAACTTTTGGTTATCTTAATCAATATGCAAGACTTGAAACTGTATATGATCAAGGGTCTTTCGATTTCTCAATATCTGGATCTGATGGTCAGTTATTATTCTATCCAAATAAATTTACAGTAAATGATTATGATATTACAACAATATCTTACAATTTAAATGATAATTATTTGAGTACTGGAAGTACATCTATTGGTGGTGTCTTAATTGATTCGGAAAGTGCGATTGTAAGTTCTGGCACCACTACTAACATTGTCAGTATCGGCAACACATATCACTCCTTAAAAGTTCTTGTTGAAATTGCACCTGATGTTACTAATCCTTCTTTTGGATCTACTGCAACATTTAATGGAAATGAATTTGAGGCACAAGAACTGAATATTGTTCATGACGGAACTAATGTTTCTATCCTAGAATATGGTAAATTGACTACTTCTCTTGGAGGAATGAGCGCAACTGGATTTGGAACTTATACTGCACGTCTGGATGGTTCAAATATCAAAGTTGATTTTAATCCATCAGGAATAGGAACGAATGCAGTGGTTAATACTGTTGTTGTTGGATTATCTTCACTTGCTTCTGGTACATCAACGCATGATATGAAACATGCTAGATTGCAGTCTACGGCGACTAATATTTCATCATCTGGTTCACCAACTGAGAATGTTATTGCCGAATATCCAAGTCATATCTCTACTGAAGAGGACAGATATGATGCTGGATACTTTATGATTCAAGTTCATGACACTACAAACAATCGTTATGAATTCTTAGAATATTTTGTCGTAGATGATCATATTGAAGGTGAATCAACTGGAGAAACGTTTGACACCGAGTTTGCAAATATTCAAACTCACTCTGGACTCGGAACTTTTGGATCTAGAGTGATTGCAAATTCTGTCGGTCTTGCTGCAACTACTCAAATTCTCTTTACTCCAGTATCAGGAATTGATGCAACTGTTCATGTATACACTAATGCTCTTAGAATTGAAGATGATCAAAAAGATACAATTGATTTGAATAATGGAACTGTAGAAACTGGGTATGGTGATTATACTGGAACTGAAAGGGACATTAGAAGATCGTTTAATTTAACTCATAAGGGTGATCAGATTTTTGAAAGATCATTTGCTGGTACTGGTATTAATACCAGTGCAAATACCATTACAATTCCAAACCACTTCTACGTAACTGGAGAACAAATCTCATATACTTGCCCAGGTGTTGGAAATGCACAATCAATTGGTATTGGACAAACTGTATTCCCAGTCGCCGGAATAACTACGACATTACTTCCCGCAACGGGAGTATTTGTGGTTAAAATTAATGACAATACAATTCAACTTGCTAGAAGTGCAGAAGATGCGTTAAAGTCTATTCCACAAGTTCTCAATTTAACTTCGGCTAGTTCTGCTGGTGTTGGAGTCACTCACTTATTTGTTGCGACAAATAAAAATCCAAAGGTATTAGTTGCTATTGATAATCTTATTCAGTCTCCAATAGTTTCTACTGCGATCACAACAACCTTAGCTGATAAGGTGGTTAGTACAGATAATACTATTGATGTCAGTCAAACAACTTCATTGTTTGGTGGAGACTTGGTTAAGGTTGGTGATGAGATAATGAAGGTTGAGGGTGTTGGTATTGGAAGTACAAATCGAGTTACAGTTCGTAGAGGATGGATGGGAACAAACATCCAAACTGGACTTTCAACTGGTAATTTGCTGACAAAAGTTGTTGGAAATTATAACATTGTTGGTAATTCTTTGAATTTTGCTGAGGCACCTTATGGAAATCTTCCAGTTGGGTCTCCAACAAATCCTCCAGATCAAAGAGATTATGTTGGAATAACGACTAGTTCTTTCTTCCAAGGAAGAAGTTTCATGAGAACGGCTCAACCAAATACTACAAATGAAACTTATTATAAAAATTACATTTTTGATGATATTTCAGATCAATTTAATGGAATTGAGAATGAGTTTACTTTAAAATCTGATGGAAGTAATGTTACTAGCATTAGTAATGAGGGGGCGATTGTATTAATTAATGATATATTCCAAGTTCCTGGAGATGCAAATAATTTCACTTTATCTGAAAATACTGGAATAACTTCAATTACTTTCACTGGTGATGAAAGAACAATTACAAATGATATTGGTGTTTCCAACTTCCCCAAAGGAGGAATAATTGTTTCTGTCGGATCTGAAGAAGGTTCGGGATATCAACCTCTAGTTGCTGCAGGCGGAACGGCAGTTGTATCTTCTGCAGGTACTATTAGTTCAGTATTGATTGCCAATAGAGGATCTGGTTATAGATCTGGAGTACAAACACATATTTCAGTGGGCGTAAACCTTCCAGATACTTCTGGTTCTACTATAATTCCAATTGGAACTGCTTCTGTTTCTAACGGACATGTAACTTCTGTTGCTATTTCAACTGACAGGGTATTCTATGCTCCAAGAGATATATCAAATGTTGGGTATTCATCAATAACTGGTCTGACAACAGTTACAACATCAACTGCACATGGTTTATCTGTAAACGAAGTAATTAATGTTTCTGGAATCGCATTTACTTGCGATTATCCTAAAGCTGGTCCCGTTAATATTACTAATGTCGGATACAGTAGTATCACTGGCATTATGACAGTTACAACTTCTGGTCCGCATAATCTTTCAACAAGTGGACAGAGAAGTGATGTTCTGTTAACTGGTATTGGAATGACATGCGATTTGGATAATGGTTCTTCTACACATGTATACCCAAGAACAACTGATCCAGCATATTGTGGAACTCCAGTTCTATCCACACCAACAACTACAACATTTACGGTTAATGTTGGAACTTCTACAGTTGCTACTTACTATCAAAGTGGTGGAACTGCACAACCTGTTATTATTGCACCAAGAGTAAGCAATAACTCCGCTAGTGGATTTGATCCCGCATCACAAGGATCGAAGGTCCTCAGAGTCATTAATAGTACGACTTTTGAAATAAACACCGGTATTTCTACTCGTGATCATTTCTATGCAAGATGCGGAACTGTTGAAAAACCAATTGATATTGTAATCGATCCTCCAGTTTCATATAGCAATTTGCCTTTAGAGTATGTTTCTGGAACAACAGGACTTGGAACAGAAGCCACAATCGATGTTGTTGTTGGTCAAGGATCTAATGTAATTTCTTTTGAAATTAATAATACTGGACATGGATACAATAATGAAGAAAAACTAACAGTTTCTGTCGGTGGAACTACTGGAATTCCTACCACGTCCTCTTTCACGTCATCAGATATATTTGAGATTGAAATCGAAAAAGTTGCTAATGATGAGTTTACCGGATGGTCTTTAGGTGTTCTTGAAACACTTGATGATGTCAGTGCCTACATTGATGGTAATAGACGTGATTTCCCCTTAATCAAGGCGGGTAGTGCAATATCTATTAATAAATCAAAAGGATCAAAAATTGAACTCGATCAATTGCTTTTAGTATTTGTAAATGAGATACTTCAAAAACCAGGAGAATCTTACAAATTTGATGGAGGTTCTCAAATATCATTTAACGAACCACTAAAACTTGGAGATACTATTAGTATTTCATTCTATAAAGGAAGTGGAGATGGATTTGATGTTATTGATAGAGAGGTTATTGAAACAATTAAATATGGAGATGAGGTAACTTTAAATTATAATCCTGATCTTGGACAAAAACCATATCAGCAAGAAAATGCTAGAACAATTAGTTCTATTACAAATATTGATAGAGTCGAAACACTTCCATATTTTGGACCAGGAAACACCACCGATACTACTTTTGAAAGACCAATAACATGGTGTAGACAAACTCAAGATAAGATTATCAATGGTCAGGAAGTTGGTAAAGATAGGGAAATTTATGAACCTGTTATTAATCCAACTGCAAATATCATTGGTGCTGTTGCTGTTGGTTCTAGCGTAATCTACGTTGATAGATTAAGACCGCTGTTTGATCTCAATAATGAAAATGTAAGTTCTACGTTTAGAAATACAATTCAAAAAGGAATAAAATTACTGAATCCTGTAGTTTCTGTTGGCGCTACAGCAACCGCTGTAGTTTCAGTTGCTGGAACTGTTTCTTCAATCACGATTAACAATGGTGGGGTTGGTTATTCAACAACACCAGACGTAAGTGTTGGTATCGGTTCTACAACAGCAACAGCGACTGCAACAATAACTAATGGAATTGTCACTGAAATCACTATTACTAATGGTGGATCTGGATACACTCAATCTAATCCTCCATTAGTTCTTATTGGACCTCCTGCACAGCAAACAGAGTCTTGTGATGTTGTACAAAATACTGGATATGTTGGAGATTCTGGAATAATCGTTGGACTTGGAACAACATCTGTTGGTATTGGAACAACTCAAATGATATTTGATTTCCATATTCCATACGATTCCGTCCTGAGAGATCCAAAAATTGTTGGAACCGCAATCACGCTTTCTTCAATTAGTGTAAATGATTACTTTATCGTTAAAAACTCTAGTATTGGTACTGCATCTACAAGTATTACCTCACTCTATTCTGATAACTCTACAGTTATTGGAATCGGTACAGAGTTCTCTGATAATGTTTACGCGGTAGATTCTGTCGAATTGATTTCTAAGGGTGTTGCTGGGGTTAGCACGATGGTTAAGAGAGTATTTGCAAACGTTACTAACGTTCCTACGGGAGTTGTTGGTATTATAACTTCTGCTGGATTTGGCGATTACTCTTGGGGTAAAATTACTGTAGATGCTAGAACTAAAGACGTTTCATATCCAGCACACACCATGTCTGGAATAGGAACAAATGAATTTACTGGTATATCGACCTCATCGAAGGTTTATAGAACCAGATATATCAGGTTCAAAAAATTCACATGATTTTTAGTAATAAATAAGTAAAAAAGTCCGTCAAAAATGGCTGCCATTATAACTGATCAGGTAAGAATATTAAACGCGAAAAATTTTGTCGCAGGGATTGCTGATGCAAGTAATTCCTATTATTCTTTTGTCGGACTTCCAAATCCGACAGACTATTCATCCACATGGAATGACACTCCTCCTGCACCAAAAGATAATTTTGATCAGGAGAATGATTATTGGAATACAATGATCGCATTGAAGAGAGTTAATTCTACTGATGTTAGACAAGTAGTTCCAAAGAGAATTTGGTCTTCTGGAACTACCTATGATATGTACCGACATGATTATAGTCGTTCAAACACTGCTCCAGTGTCTGGTTCTACTAACTTATATACATCTAACTTCTATGTACTGAACAGTGATTATAGGGTTTATATCTGCTTACAGAACGGAACAAATCCTGAAAACACCGTTGGTAGACCATCTTTGGATGAACCAACTTTTACTGATTTAGAACCAAAGGCAGCTGGAACTAGTGGTGATGGGTATATTTGGAAATACCTCTATACTATTAAACCAGCAGATATTACCAAATTTGATTCTACAGATTTCATGCCAGTTCCCACAGACTGGAGTACAAGCAATGATACATCTTTAGTTAGAGAAAATGCTGTAGATGGTTCTGTTAAAATTGTTACTATAACCAATCGCGGTGCTGATCTGGGAACAGCAAATCAAACCTATACTGGAGTTCCTATCCGTGGTGATGGTACAGGAGCACAATGCACTGTTACTATCGATGGAGACTCTAGAATTAGTGAGGTTTCTGTATCTGCTCAAGGATCTGGATATACTTTCGGAACTCTTGATTTTGAAGCTGCTGGAATTCCAGTCGGAACAACTAGACCAACTTTTGATGTAATCATCACACCACAAGGTGGACATGGTGCTGACATCTACAGAGAATTGGGTGCGTACAGTGTTCTGATGTACTCTAGAATTGAAAGTGATAACGAAAATCCAGATTTCATCACAGGAAATCAATTTGCAAGAATTGGTATTGTTGAGAATCCACTCTCTCCAGCTGGAGGATCAGTATTGACATCAGACAAAGCAAGTGCGGTCACTGCTTTAAAATTGACAGGAGTTGGATATAGTGAAGCAACTTTTACTTCAGATTCTTTTGTCGTTCAAACAGTCGGAACTGGTGTCACTGCAGTAGGTAGAGTTGTAAATTACGATCAAACTACTGGAGTTCTTAAACTTTGGCAAGACAGGAGTGTATCAGGATTTACAACTGCTGGAATCGGAATTACCAATCCAACTTATGGATATGAATTGCAAGAATTCACTGGAAGTCCATCCGGAACCGGATCATTAGCAATCACTCCATCTACAGGGTTAGCTTTAAGTATTGACAGTACATTTAGCGATAACAAAACGACGATAAATAATCGTACATATTATCTTGGAATGGATTTCACTACAGGTGTTGCGTCC